CCTGGCAGGCGTCTGGCTGGAAGGTGAAGCCGAACAAGCTGATGCTGCCACCTGCGAAGCTGGGCTATATCGCATCGCGCATCATCAGTTCGGCCGGCAACAAGTCCATCCTGACCTACATCCTGGAAAACAACATCTGCACGCAGCAGGGCGTCAAGTTGCAGATCCTGGAGCTGAAGTGGCTGATCGGCGCTGGCGCTGGCGGTACCCTGGGCCAGCTGGGCACGGTCGACCGCATGGTGGCGTACAACGACGACAAAAAGTACGTCCAGTTCCCCATGACCGATCTGCAGCGCACTCCGCTGGAATACCGTTCGCTGTTCCAGATCACCACATACTGGGAGCGTATCGGCCAGATCGAATGGCGCTACGGCGTCACCGCAGCCTACCGCGACGGTATCTAAGGAGAGGGCACATGGCTAAAATCTACGTCCATACGCCCTTCGAACTCCTGGAAGGTCAGGAGAAGAAGGCTTTCGGGGTCGGCTCGCATGAGGTTGACTCTGCGCTCGTCAATCACTGGTATGTGAAACTGCATACCGGCGAGGATCCGGGCGAGAGCAAGTCCGAGGACAGCCAGGCCGCCGACGCCCTGCTGGTGGAGCTCGATGGCCGCGAGCAGGACCTGCGCAAGCAGCTGGAGCTGCTGGAGGCCGAGAAGGCCGCTCTGGTCGAGCGCGAGAAGGCGCTGGCCGAGGCGGAGGAAGCCGCCAAGACCAAGGCCGCAGCGCTGGAGAAGCGCGACCTGGCCCTGGCAGACGCGGAAGCCGCTGTCCAGGCCAAGGCCAGCGCGGTGGATGCGCGTGAGGTCGCGGTGGCCGAGCGCGAGAAGGCGACCGAGCCGAAGGCCGACGGCACCAAAAACAGCAAGAAGTGACGGAAAACCATGGACTCAGCGACTTTCAGGCAGCACTTTCCAGAGTTTGAAGATGCAGGCATCTATCCTGATGCTCAGGTCACGTTCTGGCTGACGGTCGCTGAGAACCTGGTCAACCGTGTGCGCTGGGGTGGGCTGGCCGACCAGGGCGTCGAACTGGTCACCGCCCACCACCTGGTGCTGGCAAGGCGTGACGAACTGGCCACCTCGGTCGGTGGCGTGCCAGGCCTGATGACCGGGCCACAGTCGAGCAAGTCCGTCGACAAGGTCAGCGCCAGCTACGACACCAACGCCGCCACGGTCGACGGTGCCGGCTTCTGGAACCTCACGACGTACGGCGTTCGATACGCCTCCCTCGCAAAACTCTTCGGCGCTGGCGGCCTGCAGGTATAGCGCCCGGCCGCCAGGAAGGCGGCCATGCCCGATTTCATCAAGATAGACAACCTCGCAAAGGTCCTCCAGGCGATCAATGATCTGGCGGGCAAGGACGTGCTCGTCGGCATCCCTGACAGTGCGCCGGAGCGTGAGCCGGACGATGACGGCGGTATGCCGCCCCCGAGCAATGCTGTCATCGGCTACATGCAAGAGACAGGCATGCCCGAGCACAATCTTCCAGCTCGGCCGTTTTTGGTCCCTGGTGTGGCCAGCGTGCAGGGCAAGGTGGCCGTGCGCCTGGGCAAGGCCGCATCAGCGGCCCTGGACGGCGACAAGAGCGGTGCCGAGACCCATATGGGGCGTGCTGGCCTGGAAGCGCAGAACGCGGTGCGTGCGCGGATTAACAGCGGTATCGGACCAGCCCTTTCCGAAGCCACCCTGCGCCAGCGCGCGCGGCGCGGCAGAAAGGGCGCGATTCTGGAACTGGAACGGCGCGCCGGCGGCATGGAGCCCAGCACCGAATATGCGAAGCCGCTGATCGACACTGGCCAGCTGCGCAACTCAATTACCTACGTGATACGAAAGAAAAAATGACATGGCGCTGCTCGATGTCACCGATGTGTTGCTCGATCCTGACTTCATGGACACGGGGATCATGTGCTGTCGCCAGGACCAGGTGGTCGGCGACGATGGCCGGGCCACGAACACCGAGACGCAGACGCGATTTGCCGGCGTGGTGACCAGCGACAGTGGTGATGTGCTGCAGCGGATCGCCGAAGGCAGCCGGATCGTCGGGTCCATCACGATCCACACGATCTTCCGCCTGCAGGATGGTGGTGCCGGCCGTGATGCCGATGAGGTGATCTGGAGCGGTACCCGCTACACGGTCTCGAACGTGAACAACTATTCCCACTTCGGTCGCGGCTTCGTCGCTGCGACCTGTGACCTGAAACCACTCTCCGGATAAACCATGAACACGAGCGCAACAGGCGGCTACCTGGTGCCGGCTGTTGCCTCGCCGCCGCTGGACGACGACGACCTCGACAACCTGCTGCACGACATGATCGCCGGCATCTCAGGTCTCCCCCGCGCCATGGTGCGCCCACGATGGCAACCCACGGTACCGAAACAGCCTGAACCTGGCGTGAACTGGTGCGCCTTCGGCGTGATGAGCCAGCAGAACGATGCCGGGCCAGCCCTCCAGCATGACCCCGCTGGCCAGGGCAACGACGTCTATATCCGTCACCAGGACCTGACCGTGCTCTGCAGCTTCTATGGCCCTGGCGCCAAGGGCCTCGCGCAGGCCCTGGCCGATGGGCTGACCATCCCGCAGAACAATGAGGCTATCGGGCTGCAGGGTATGCGCTTCATCGATGCCGAAGTCATCCGCGCCGTGCCAGATCTGGTGAACCAGCAGTGGATTCGCCGGTATGACTTGAGCATCAGGCTGCGCCGCAAGATCCAGCGCAGCTACCCAGTTTTGAATCTTCTTTCTGCCCAAGTGCAGACACAAACCGACGGCAGTGTGCCGATCACCTCGAATCAAACCATCACCGAGTAAAGGAAGGCCACCATGAGCAATGGATTGCCCGTGTCGCGTCTGATCAACGTCACCATCAACATGTCGCCAGCGGCGGCCCAAGGCGCGAACCTGAACACGGCGCTGTTCCTGGGCGCAACGGCCGTTATCGATACCGCTGAGCGCATGCGCTCCTACGGATCGATCACCGAGGTGGGGGGGCGACTTCAGTACGACTGACCCGGAATACAAGGCTGCGCTTCTGTATTTCCAGCAAACGCCTCAGCCGTCCGAACTGCGCATTGGCCGTTGGGCCAAGACTGCGACCGCTGGCCTTTTGCGTGGGGCCGCGCTGTCCACCGCACAGCAGGAGCTGACCCTGTGGAAGGCCGTGACGGCCGGGTCTTTCCGCGTCACGATCGACGGGACGGTGAAGACGCTCTCTGCGCTCGACTTCTCCGGAGTGACCAACCTGAACGGCGTGGCCACGATTATCACTACGGCGCTGGCCGGCGCGGTCTGCGTGTGGAACGGCACTCAGTTTGTGATCACCTCGCCCACCACCGGTGCCAATTCGAAGGTCAGCTATGCCAGCGCGACCGGATCCGGTACCGACATCTCCGCCATGCTGGGCATGACCAGCGGTGTGGCGCCGGCACCGGTAGACGGGATCGTCGCCGAGGCTCCGGATGCCTGCGTGTCGCTGTTCCTGGATCGCTTCTCGAATCAGTTCCTTGGCCTGGCGTTTGCCGATACCTCGCTGACCGATGACCAGTTGATCGCAGTGTGTGACCTGATCGAGGCCGATCAGAAGCACCTCCATGCAGTCTCGACCTCCACGGCCGCGGTCCTGGATCCCACCAGCACCACCGACATTGCCAGCCGCATGCTGGCCAAGTCCTACAAGTATTCGTTCGGGCAGTTCTCCAGCATGCCGTTCGCTGGTGCATCGCTGCTGGGGCGCCTGTTGACCACGGACTTCGACGCGAACAACACGACGATCACCCTGATGTACAAGCAGGAGCCCGGCATCGTTGCCGAGACCCTGACCACGACGCAGGCCAACACGCTGCAGGCCAAGCGTATCAACGTGTTTGTCGAATACAACAACGACACGGCGGTGGTGCAGTACGGCATCACACCCAGTGGCATCTACATCGACTCGATCTACAACTCGATCTGGTTCCAGAACCGCGTGCAGACCGACGTCTACAACCTGCTGTACCAGAGCACGACCAAGATCCCGCAGACCGATGCAGGTAACGCCCTGATCGCTTCGGTTATCGAGGGTGCGTGCGAAGCGGCTGTGAACAACGGTTATCTGGCACCTGGGGTGTGGAACGCTGGCGGCTTCGGTGTGCTGAAACAGGGCGACACCCTGAGCAAGGGCTACTACGTCTACACCCCGCCGATTGCATCGCAGTCGCAATCGAACCGCGAGGCACGCAAGTCGGTGCCGTTCCAGATTGCGGCCAAGGAAGCAGGTGCCATCCACACCGCCGACATCCTGATCAACGTCAACCGCTAAGTAAAGGCTGAAACATGGCAACTTATTCCTTATTGGATGTCCAGGCATCGTTCAATGGTCCGTCTGGCAAATTTTCGCTTGGCTATGGCGAGGCGGTTGCCGAAGAGGGCATCGATATCGTGCGTAACGGCGACAAGAACACCATGACCGTGGCCGGGGATGGTGAAGGTATGCACAGCCTGCATGGGGACAAATCCGGTCAGATCACTTTGCGCTACCTGAAGACCGCGCCGGTGAATGCAAAGTTGATGGCTGCATACAATGCCCAGACTCTGGATAGCCGCCTCCACGGGAAGAACATCATCACTGTGACCAACTCAGCCAGCGGCGACGTGCATGCCGGCCGCCAGTGCGCGTTCAAGAAGGCTCCAGACATGAAATACGCCAAGGATGGCGACATAGTGGCCTGGGTCTTCGACGTAATTAAGCTCGACTCTATTCTGGGTATCTACTGATCATGGGCGTAGAACTTGAAGTGGCCGGGAAGGCCTATTCCATTGGCAAGATGTCGGCGAAGAAACAGTTCCACGTTTCCCGCCGCATCGCGCCCCTGATCCCCAAATTGATTCCCGTGTTCACCCGCGTGAAATCTGGCGGCGGAATCTCTGCCGATCTGGATGGCTTGGCTGAAGTGCTTCAGCCGTTTGCCGATGCCCTGGCCAAGATGAACGACGAGGACGCGGAATACGTGATGGACGCCTGCATGGCAGCTGTCCAGCGGAAGAACGAGTATGGCTGGACCGCTGCCTGGAACGAGCAGGCCAAGGGCCCGATGTTCGATGACATTGATCTGGGCGTCATGCTCCCGCTCACCGTGCGTTGCATCGTGGTGAACCTGGGCCCTTTTATTCAAGGGCTGCTTACAAGCCCAGGGGGCAGCCCGGAGACACCAGCTGGCTAATGTCCTTGCCGGATGGTGAGGACTGGCTGCTGGCGCCGGCGCTGGCCGGGGTCTGCCGGTATGAATCCATCATCGATGGCACGCTCGGTCTCCACGACATTGCACTGATGAACGACGCCATGGCCGTGAAGGCCGATAACGAAGCTGAGGCGCGCCGCCGGGCGCGAAATGAAGACAATGGCTGATACCGCTATCATCAAGGAATTCCTGGTCGCCTTGGGTTTCAAGGTCGATGAAAAAGGCCTGAAGAACTTCAAGGATGGGGTGGATGGAGCGACCAAGGGAGTAGTGCGCCTGGTCTCCACCATCCAGGGCGCGGCGCTGACCATTGGGGCTGGAGTATCGGCCCTGGCCTCCAAGCTGGAAGGCCTGTATTTCGTCAGCCAGCGCACCGGTGCCGCAGCCACCAGCCTGAAGGCCTTCGAGTACGCGGCCAAGAACCTGGGCATCAGCAGCCAAGCTGCGCTCGGTACCGTCGAGAATCTGGCCAAGTTTCTCCGTGAGAACCCAGCCGGCGAGGGCTATCTGCAGTCCATCGGCGTGCAGACGCGAGACGCCAACGGCCAGTTGCGCGATACGGTGGACATTCTGTCGGACCTCGGCCAGGAGCTTGGGAAGCGTCCTACCTGGCTGGCAGCGCAGTATGGAAACGTGCTTGGCATTGACCAGAACCTGCTGCTGGCCATGCGCAATGGCGATTTCGCCCGCTTCATGCAGCAGTACCGCGAGATGTCCAAGAACAACGGCCTGGACAAGGCCGCTGAGGATGCTCACCTGTTCATGATCCAGCTTCGGGATCTGGGAACGACCTTTGAAAACTTTGCCATCCGGTTGGAAGGCGCGCTGGTCCAGAAGATCGGGCCGAAGCTGCAGGCCTTCCGCGAATGGTTCGAGAAGAACTCACCGCTCATCGCTGACCGGGTCGCCTCGATCGCTCTTGCGATCATCGATGCGGCTGCCGCCATGGGGCCGCCGCTGGCCGCCATCGCCGACATCTTTGTCAGCCTGGACAAGGCGACTGATGGCTGGAGCACGAAGATCCTGGTGGCGATTGCTGCGTTCAAGGTACTCGGCGGCTTCCAGCTGGTCGCGGGCATCTGGAAGATGGTGACGGCACTGCGGGCGATGGGCGCGGCCTCGGCGGTGGCCGGGGCGGCAGCTGGCGGTGGTGGCGCTGCAGCAGGTGCCGCAGCTGGTGGCGGCCTGCTGGCCAGGATGTTCCCATGGCTGGCAAGGGCCGGCGTGGGACTGGGCCTGCTGCTGCATAGCGGCGACCTGAACTCAGGCGAAGAGCAGGAGCTCGCCCGGCGACGGGCAGCGGCCGGCATCCAGCCTGGTCAGCAGCCTCCCGCAAACGCACAAGACGCGGTCGGTTTCTTCCAGCGCATGGGCTGGTCTCACGCGCAAGCGGTCGGCCTGGTGGCGAATCTTCGCGCCGAGAGCAACCTGAACCCCGCTGCTACTGGCGACAGCGGCAGCGCCTATGGCGTGGCCCAGTGGCACCCAGATCGCCAAGCCAACTTCCGCGCCTGGTCCGGTAAGGACATCCGTGAATCCAACCTGATGGAACAGCTGCAGTTCGTGAACTACGAGCTGACACAGGGGGCGGAGCAGCGCGCGGGGCAGTTGCTCCGGGCGGCGCAAAACGCACAGCAGGCTGGCGATATCGTGTCGCGGTATTACGAGCGGCCGCGCGACACGGAGGGTAAGGCCGCACGTCGCGGAGCCTCCGCCGTCGAGCTGGCTCAGCAGACCAATATCAACATCTACGGCGTGGCCGATGCCAACAGCGCTGCGCAATCCGTATCGGCCGCGCAGCGCGGCGTCAACGCTGACATCGTGAGAAACCTGCAAGGGGCAATTCAGTGATTCTGGACAACGTTCTCATCACTCCGAAGAAAATCGGGGCGATTGCCATTCAGGTGGCCGTCGAGGAGACCCATGAGGACGAGATGCAGGTCACGGAGCATCCTGTGGAGCGGGGCGCTGAGATCGCCGATCACGCCTTCAAGCGAAATCCAGTGGTCACCATACAGTGTGGATGGAGCAATTCGGACTATGCGGCGCTCCTGAGCACCGCCGAAGGTACTTTCTTTGGCGGTGCGCTGCCATCGTCCGAATACATCCAGTTGGTCTATTCGCAGCTGCTGGAGCTCCAGGAGACGGCGCGGCCGTTCAGCGTGATGACCAGCATGCGGATCTACGACAGCATGCTTTTCAAGTCGCTGGTGGTGAAGCGGGACCCCCGCACGGGCAACGCGCTCATGGCGCAAGCCACCTTCAAGGCAGTGCGTATCGTCGATACGAGGGTCACGTCACTCCCGGCTAGATCGGATCAGGCTCAGCCCGCCAAGACTGCGGAAACTGAGAACACTGGGGTGAAGGCTGCGCTGCCCGCGACTCCGGCACCGGGTGGAACCGTTGCACCGGAGAACATGTGATGCCAAATTTTTTTGAGATTCCTCTCGACCCTACGCCGCAAAAGTTCTCCGTCACTTTGGGCACCGTCACCTACCAGATGACCCTGCAGTACCGGGCGGCTGGCGGTGCTGGTTGGGTGCTGGATATCGCCGATGCGAACGGCAACTCGCTGGTCAGTGGGATGCCGCTTGTGACAGGTTGCAACCTGCTGGAGCAATACGACTATCTGGGCTTCGCTGGCCGCCTCTGGGTTCAGGGCTCAGTGGACCCAGACGACACGCCGACCTTTGAGGATCTCGGAGTCGGGTCCCATGTGTATTGGGTAACTTCTTAGCAACAGATATTTCAACGGTGATCAACTTGATCACGGTTCAAGGGGCGCTCGGGCTGAGTCACCATCTTGACCACGCCTTTGCTGGCCACTCGACCAAGGCATGGTCAAGATGACCATGCCTTCACTGCCTTTCAGACCAAGGCATCACCATCTTGGTGATACCTGTGTGGTCAAGTTGACCACGCAGGTCTACCCCTATCTTGCGCTTTAGTAATTTTAAGAAAAACCTCGACCGCTCAAGGTTTTGAGATCTTCCCCTGATTTTCCAACTCGGCCACAAGGTCTTTGATGATGTCGGCTTTTAGCGTCGCGTATTGGGCCATATCGAAGTCGAAACTTGGACTTGGCGAGAACGACTGTTCCAGGCGAGAAACAAGCTCCGCGTTGACGGATCGCTTGTTGGCGTCTGCAGCGGCTTTCAGGAGTTCGTAAAGCGCGTAAGGCAGGCGAAATTGAGAACGGTAGGTATCTTCCATAAAAAGAGTTTGACACTACCGTGTCACTTTCGTATAGTGACTGCGTAGTGACAAAGGAGGTCTTATGAATGACGTGATCAGATCGCAATATCGTCTTCCCCAAGATGTTGACTTGTGGCTGAAAGAGGAAGCAGAACGAGATGGCCGCTCGAAAAACTCCATGCTGGTCGCGGCTTTGCGCCAATGCATGAACGCCCAAAAGAGAAACGCCCCAACGGCGGCAACCGTTGAGGCGTGAAGTGCAGTGAAACCCTTAGAGAGGAACCACTATGCGGCATCATAGTCTGCCGGCGCACGCCGGTCAAATTCAGCCGATACATGTCCCATTTCACGGCTCCGAGTTGTATCTGGTGAGCCACGAAGATCAGCCATATGTGCCCATGCGGCCGGTCGTCCGGGGAATTGGCCTTGACTGGAAATCCCAGCATCGTAAGCTGACTGAAACCCGGTTTAGTTCATCCGTGGTCGAGTTGACCATGCAGCTTCCGGGAGACTATCAGCGGCGGGCTGTCACGTGCATGGCCCTGCGCAAGCTTCCCGGCTGGCTGATGTCGATCGAGCCCCGCAAGGTCATCGATGTAGCCATCCGCGCCAAGGTCATCGAGTACCAAAACGAGTGCGATGACGTCCTCTGGAAATACTGGACTGAGGGCGTGGCAGCCAATCCACGTGCCGAGTCGCCAAGCCTGGACCATGACACGCTGATGCATTTGAGCAACCACATGCTCTGGTTGCGGGCCTGGTGGTCCGCTCATGGTGACGCAATCCGCAGCCTGAACCCGAATATGGGGGCCGCACTCCACGATCATTTCATCGAGGGCGCGATGTCGGCGTGGGAGGTAGCCCGTAAAGTCGGATTCACCTTTCCGCAGGCATACGCCCAGGCATATCCGTGGCAAGGGAGTTCTCAAGAGCGCCTGGCCTACTTCAACCGCATGGCAGTTGCCGGCTGAGGGGGCGTTCATGGATACGACGAAATTCTCGAAGCAGTCGGCGGAACTGCTGGGCCGGGCCTATGCCCTGCTGGCGAAAGGTGGTGTGCAATGACGACCATCCAGTTGGCGAATGTCCAGGGTGAGGCGCGGGTGGATACCCGTGCGATGGCCGATCAGCTCGGCAGGAAGCACCAAAACGTCTACGAGATGGTAAAGGATTACCAAGCCGACTTTGAGCAATTGGGAAAGGTCCGGTTTGAAACCGGACCTTTGATTGGTAGCAAGACTGGCCAAAAGGAAAAATTTGCGCTCCTGAACGAAGACCAGTGCTACCTGCTCCTGACTTTCTCGCGCAACACTGCGAAAGTCCGACAACTGAAGGTCAATCTGGTGAAGGCCTTTAAGCAGGCGCGCCTAGGCGTGAAGCACACGACCGCCCGCGACCGCCTTCCGATGCAACACAAGGTTCTGGAAATCGGAGTGGACCGGCGCGTGTCGCCCACGGTAGTGCAGGGCAATATCAACCGCTTCATGGGTGTCCGCCGCAGCCGGTATGCGTCGATGTTGCAACTGGAGCAGGGCATTGGCCTATGCGACAGATATCTCTCGCGCACCGAGACCGCTGAAGACCAGAAGTGCATAAGCGATAACCATGCTTCTATGTATGGCGAGTCGAGGCAGCTTTCGTTGCTGACCATGGACCCGCCAGACTGAATAGATTTGTAACCCACAGGAACCCCGCTTCGGCGGGGTTTTGTTTTTGGAGATCCGGATGAGCGTTGCGCAATATGGCCGTAAGATCTCGCTGATCGTCGGCAAGGACGCCGGTGCAGCGCTGGACCTGTCCGAGTTGCGCATCGTGTTCGATGTGAGGCGCGGCGATCTGCAGACGCCGAATTCGCTGCGTGCACGTGTCTACAACGTCTCGGAGACGACCCGGCAGCGCATTGAACAGGAGTTCACGCGCATCGTGCTGCAGGCGGGCTATGCCGGCAACTACGGCATCATTTTCGATGGGAGCGTGAAGCAGGTCCGGCGTGGTCGGGAAAATCAGACCGATACTTACCTGGACATCACGGCGGCCGATGGCGACAGCGCCTATAACTTTGCCGTGGTCAACACGTCGCTCGCGGCTGGGTCGACCGTGGAGCAGCATGTCCAGGCCGCATGCACTGCGATGGCACCGTTTGGCGTCAGTCTAGATTACATGTTCGAATTGCCGAAGAATCCGCTACCGCGCGGGAAGGTGATGTTCGGCATGGCGCGCGATTTCATGCGCGGCGCGGCGCGCACTGCGCAAGCGGTCTGGAGTATCCAGGATGGCAAGGTGCAGCTGGTGCCAGAAACGTCCTATCGCCCAGGGCTGATCCCGGTCATCACCTCGGAGACGGGCATGATCGGCCTGCCGGAGCAAACACAGAATGGCATCACGGTGAAGATGCTGCTCAATCCATACGTGAAAATCAGCCAGCTGATCCGACTGGATAACAAAAGCATCCAGCGGTACGAATACAGCCTAAATACTCTGCAGCAGGCGCAGAACTTTCGGGTGGGCCAGCAGGCCAAGATTCAAGATGACGGCTTCTATTACGTCATGACGGCCGAGCACCATGGCGATACGCGCGGCCAGGACTTCTATACCGATGTAATTTGCTTGGCGGCCGATGTGACGGTCCTCCCGGACAGCTTCAAAGACAAGCATACGGTGCCGCCCGCCGACGTGGCCATCATCAAGAAGTTTGGTTAGTGACAACGATCTTCGATTTTTCTACCGACTCCATGGATAGACGAGAACGGGTAGCGGACCCAGAAACCGCCTTGCGCGAGGCATTTGACGGCATGCGCAGCGGGATATGGACGGCGCTTCCTTGCATTATTGAGTCATTTGACCCGGATGCGCAAACTTGCTCTGCACAGCCCACTATCAAGATGCTGGTCCGCCAGTTGGGCGGGACGATCGCCAGCGTTCAACTTCCGTTGCTCTTGGACTGCCCCGTGCAGTTCCCTGGTGCGGGCGGCTGCAGCATGACCTTCCCCGTTGCCCAGGGTGATGAGTGCCTGGTGGTGTTCGCCTCCCGCTGCATAGATAGTTGGTGGCAGTCTGGAGGGATCCAGGAGCAGGCCGAGTTGCGCATGCACGATCTGTCGGATGGCTTCGCCATTCTCGGCTTCCGGTCTCAGCCGCGTGCGCTGTCCAACATCAGCACCACTAGTGCGCAACTCCGGTCGGATGATGGAGCAACCTTCATCGACCTGAACCCCGGTACCGGAGAGATTAAGGTGGTCGCGCCAGGTGGCTTTGATGTGGTGGCACCGCACAGCTCCTTCTCTGGATCGGTTCTGGTGAAGGGTGTCTTTACCTTCATCGCCGGTATGGTTGGTTCGGCGACGAGCGGGGCCGCCGCCATCTTCACCGGCATCCTGAACGTGGTCGGCCAGATCTCTGCCAATGGCAAGCGCGTGGATGACACCCATACCCACACCACCACCACGGCCGGCAACCCGACCAGCAGCGTCAACTGAGGATTCCCATGCGGTACAGAAAAGAGGATGCCGACGGCGATTACGTCTTCGGCAGGCAAGAACTCGACTTTCTGACGGACTCGCCAGAGGCCGTCGCCCAGGCCGTCAACACCCGGTTGCAACTGTTCAAGGGCGAGTGGTTCGTGGATACCAGCGATGGAACGCCGTGGAGCACCGAGGTGCTGGGGAAGAACACGGCCACCACCTACGACGCCGCCATCAGGCAGCGGATCCTGCGCACGCCTGGTGTATTGCGGCTGACCGCTTACAGCAGCTCCGTCAGCGCTGATACGCGCAATCTCTCGGTCAACGCGACCATCGACACCATCTACGGATCAACCCAAGTCCAGAGCCTACTGTGATCACGACGACTGCACCGACCATCGACGCCAATGGCATCACGGCACCGACCTATGCGGATATCTTGGACTTTCTCAAGACCAAGTATCGTGCGATCTACGGCGAGGACACCTATCTGGAGAACGATAGCAAGGACGGCCAGCTCCTGGGCGTCTTCGCCGCGGCGATCAACGATGCCAATTCTGTGTCGATCGCGATTTATCGCTCGTTCAGCCCATCGACTGCACAAAATGAGGCGCTGGCCAGCAACGTGAAGATCAACGGGATCAAGAAGAACAGCGCCAGCTATTCGACTGTCGATCTGCTGATCACCGGCCAGGCCGTGACCATCAACGGCGGATCGGTCCGGGATCAGAACAACAATATTTGGAACTTGCCGGCCAGCGTGACCATTCCGCCGTCCGGATTGATCACCGTCACCGCGACCTGCGCGGCCATCGGTGCCGTGTCGGCTCCGGCCGGGACCATCACCACCATCAACACGCCCACGCGGGGCTGGCAGAGCGTGACCAATCCTGCTGACGCGGTACCTGGTGCCGAGGTGGAGAGCGATGCGGCTCTCCGTTCGCGGCAAAAGATCTCGACCGCAATACCCTCACTGACAGTGTTCGAGGGGATCGTGGGCGCGGTTGCCGGCGTGTCCGGTGTAACCCGGTACCGTGGCTACGAGAACGACACTAACAGCACCGACAGCAACGGCATACCAGCTCACTCGATTTCGCTGGTAGTAGAGGGCGGTGATTCAGTGGCCATCGCCAATGCGATCGCTGCCAAGAAGACCCCGGGCAGCGGCACTTATGGCACGACATCCCAAGTCGTAACCGACATCTATGGTCGTCCCATCACCATCAATTACTTCCGGCCGACGAATGCTCCTATCACTGTAGTCCTGACCATCAAGGCGCTGAACGGATACACATCTCTGATCGGAAAGGCTGCCCAGCAGGCCATCGTGGACTACATCAACGGAACTGGAATCGGTGGTGGCCAGGCGGCTTGCGTCGAATGGGATAGTTGTATTTCTGCCGCGAAGTCGGTGGCTGGATCGTCGACCTTCAAGATCGTTTCGCTGGCCCTGACAGGTCCTCATGGTGCTGGTACGCCAGATGCCTCGCTGCTGTTCAATGAGGCGGCCAGCGCCACGCTCGCCTCCATAACCCTCAACGTGACATGACATGGCAGATATCAGCGACTACACGGGCCTGATCACATCGGAACACAACCAGAAGCCGAAATATATGGCCGTGGTTGAGACCATCTGTCAGCCCATGGTTGACGGGGTCAACTTCCTTTCCACTCTGCCATTTGACTTTGACCTGGATCAGGCGATTGGTGTCCAGCTCGATGCGGTGGGTGAATGGGTAGGCATATCGCGGAACATCACCGTACCGCTGGCCGGCGTCTACTTTTCATTCGATATTGCTGGTCTCGGATTTGACCAGGGCGTGTGGAAGGGGCCTTTTGATCCGGATACGGGTCTCACGACATTGGACGATGACACGTACCGCCTGCTCATCAAGGCCAAGATCGGGGCAAACCACTGGGACGGTACCTTGGAGGGATCCGCCGCAATCCTGAACAGCATCTTCGATTCAAGCACGCACGTGTTCATCGAGGACCATCAGGACATGTCGATGACCATCGGGGTATCTGGAAAGATCCCATCTCCAGTTTTCTTGGCGCTTCTCTCTGGTAACTACATCCCCATCAAGCCAGAGGGCGTCAGAGTCTCCATCTCGGTTGTCACAACGGTTGATGGGGCACCGTTGTTCGGCTTCGATATGAACAATCAATACGTGGCCGGTTTTGATACCGGTGCGTGGGCACGAATTCTTTAAAGGAAGAATATGGGAGTCAATCAATTTCTCGCGTTCGGTACCGGTGGCGGTGCCAACGTCATCGACCAAGTGACGTATTCGGGTCTGGCTGCGCGCACATCGGGATTTTCTTCTGGGACAGCCCAATCTGCCCAACTGAACAAGGTCTGGCGACAGTCCAGCATCATTGCAGCCATGATTGGGCAGATGATCGCTGATTACAGCGGATCGGATGCCAACGACGATGGTGATATTTCCACCTTGGAGGCGAACTATGTCAATGCGCTGCGAAAGCTTGCCAATGCCAAAATTCAACCAATATCAGCTAGTGTCGCTTCGAACGCGCTGACGCTTTCATATGCGGGGGGGACGCTCGACTTTCGGAATTCGTCACTGAGCAACGGAGCACCTATTGCCGCGATAGCTATCCCCGGAAATAGCATCACTGTGCCATCAGGTGCGACGCTCGGGATGGTATCAGGACAGACTAGCCGATTAGTCTCTCTCGTGGCATATAACGGAGGTAACCCTGTACTCTGCGTAGTGAATATGGCCGGCGGTCTGCAGTTGGATGAAACCAATCTTATTTCGCCAACGACCATAAGCGCAGGTGCTAACTCGTCCGGAGTGATCTACGCAGCCAGCGCAGTCTCAGCGAACTCACCGTATCGAGTCGTTGGTTTCTTGGATATCTCCTGTGTGACCGCCGGGACCTGGGCCTCAGCTCCATCTCTGGTGCAGGGCACGGGCGGGCTTGCACTTAGCGCGCTTTCCGGTATTGGCTATGGACAGACTTGGCAACACCCGACCCGATCTGCCGGGACTACCTACTACAACACCACCGGACGGCCGATTCTGGTTGGAGCCACCTGCACCTCAAGCGGTGGTGGCAATGTGCAGTTCAATGTGGGCGGCGTTGGAACTGCCAGCGTGAACGGTTCTGCATCGGCAACTGGTCAAGGTTTTGGCACCTGGACCGTTGTGCCTCCTGGCTTCTCCTATTCCCTTTCGCTTGGCGGATCGGCAACGCTGACCGACTGGGCCGAACTTCGTTGAGGATTGAAATGCAAAAATACAAAGACCCGAACGGCCAAGTGCATGAACTGGAGAGCGAGGCATTCGCCTACCTGCTTCCGCCTGGCAGCAAGAAAATTTCGGAAGCGGAGGCTGCGCAATTGCTGGAGCCGTCCGCGGCGCAGCTGTGGAGGGCTGTACAACTTCAGGCCCGCACTGCGCTTGACAGTAGCGATCTTGTTGCCATCCGCTGTGCAAAGGCAGGTGTGAAATATCCGGCCGAGTGGCAGGAATACGACGCGGCTCTGCGGGCGATCGTTTCTGCACCGGCCGGCGATGCTGGAATGGCGTTTCCTTATCGTCCGGCATACCCCTACGGTACCTAAGGCGCAGCTCTCTCTGGTTGCAACGTCTGATCGATAAAGGTAGCAAATTTTCTAGCACCATATGGAGCCAGATGTCCTTGATCCTTATAGATAGGCATTCCAGTTTCGTCCGTCGCTGGGCATTCGGTCTGGCTGCATAAGTATTGGAGTGGTGCCAAAACTGTGACGCCAGTTTCGCGTGCTATCGCCCTCATGTCTTCTTCGATAAGAAGATACGATTCGAAAAAGTCATCAGATTTGCTTAAACCTCCCTTGCTCACTCGAAACACTGAAGGAAAGTCTGCAAGTGAACGCCTGATTAAATTTCTAGGATCAAGTTGAGTTGACGTTGGAATTCCGAGTACCAAATAAACTCGCTTTCCCCGCTTCTTGAAAGAATCCAGATAAATTTTCAGACTTTTCATCGCCGCCCAATAGGCGTGGTTTCGGATTTGAATAATTTCACTTGTTTTACCGTCCTCATACCAGCGCAGGGAAGATGAAAGATAGCTCACCCATAATCCTGAAATAACTACAGTATTGACCTCGGGATCATTCAAAAATTTGTCCTGTACAAATTCGGTAAAGCCATTGCATATGGTCCGATCAATCCCGTGGTCATTTTCATTCACAACATGTGGAATTGGGAGGCAACCACCGGCCGTGGCAAAAATTGCAGTTTGATACGCGGATGGTTTTTCGGAAATGAGCTTGTCTATCCGTGGATAGTATTGCTCCATATTGCTATCACCGATAAACAA